GTTGTTGTCACCTACTTGAACCTCCAAAAGTACCTCAGCCCCCACTACGTGAAGCGGGCTTAAAAAAATAACACCTCTTAACAATATGAACTTCAATCAACAAGATATTGAACAACTTGTTGGCACAAAGATAAAAAATCTATCTTTCTACCAACGTGCTTTTACCCACAAATCCGCCCTCAAAGAATATGAACAATTCAATGAATCATTTGAGACCCTTGAGTTTATGGGTGATTCTGTATTGGGATTTATTATTACCAAGTTCCTCTTTGATAGATACGAAGAGAGACAAGAAGGATTTCTCACCAAAGCTCGTACAAAACTCGTTCGTTCCGAAACCTTAGCCGCGATCGCTCTCAAGATGGGTCTCAATAATATGGTTCTCATGGATGAGAAGGGACAGCGAAACGGATGGAATAACAATCCAAAGATCCTTGAAGATGTGTTTGAGGCTCTCGTTGGGGCAATCTACATGGATTTAGGTCTCCTTCACGCAAAGGAGTTTGTTCTTAGAATCTATAATGATCCCAAGTTTATTGATCTCAACGCCATCATGATTGATGATAATTTTAAGGATCACCTCATGAAGTATTGCCAAATTATGAATATTCCCCTCCCAGAATATCGCGTTGTAGGTCATCATGAAGGTATTTTCTACATTGATGCCTACATCAATAATCAATTTGGGGGTAGGGGGCAAGCTAAGAGTAAAAAGCAAGCCGAACAATTGGCTGCTCGCGCATTCTTTGAACAACTTAAAAACTACCAACTATAATACATTAATATGCATCCCAACGTCAAACGGTTACTTGAAAGGGAGTACGATGAACAGCGTTCAGAGGCGTGGCTGAAACTTCGTGGCAACATGCTGACAGCCTCAGATGCTGCTACAGCAATCGGGAAGAATAAATATCAAACCCCTGAGGACCTTCTACTCAAAAAATGTGGACTCGGTGAGAAATTCACAGGGAATGCGGCGACTGAATGGGGTACTAAAATGGAGCCAGTCGCTATAGAAATGTTTGAAGAGCAATATGGAGAAAAGGTGCATGAATTGGGGTTAATTCCACATCCAGAATACCCATGGTTGGGTGGATCACCCGATGGACTTACAGATACAAACTGTTTAGTTGAAATTAAGTGCCCTATGATGCGTAAGATTATACCAGGTCAAGTACCTGAACATTACATGCCGCAGCTACAATTGTGTATGGAGATTATGGACTTGGAATCATGTTTTTTTGTTCAATACCAACCTATCGAAATTTCATGGCCAAATGAAGCTGTATTTGACGTTACCATTGTTCCTCGCGATCGCGAATGGTTCAAGACCTACCTCCCAGTCATGAAAGAGTTCTGGGATAAGGTTATATATTACAGAGAACACTTGGATGAACTTCCTAAGCCAAAAGTGAAGAAGACCCGCAAAAAGAAAGAAGTGCCACCTCCCACTTGTGAGATTCAACAACTTTCCGATGAGGATATGTATGTTGATGATTGACGGGTTTTCACCTAAGTGTACCACTCCTATGTAAAAATCAAACCAAAACATGACTATTGAGGAACACTATAACCGTGCAAAGGACAATTTCAATGGTAGGCTATTCGCCCCCTACCAACGCGAAGGTGTCCTTTGGATGCTTACAATGGAGAACCAAACATCTGGACCGAAGGGAGGTTTCCTCTGTGATGAAATGGGATTGGGAAAAAGTGCGCAATTGATTGCTACGATGCTTGGTAACCCCCAAAGACGTACTCTCATCGTCGTACCCAAATCTATTATCACTCAATGGGTGAATGAAATCAAGAAGTTTGCTCCACAGCTATCCATCCATCTCTTTGATGGACCAAAGAGACACCTCAAAGAGGCGGACATCGTTATAATGCCATATTCACTTCTCTCAACTCCTGAAGATACACCAATCCACACACATACGTGGGATCGCATCATTTTGGATGAAGCTCACGAAATTCGGAACAAGTCGTCAAGACTCTTCAAGAGTGTGTGTCGTCTCAAGACTGATATTAAGTGGATTGTGACTGGTACTCCTGTGTTCAACTCTATGAACGACTTTGTATCTCTCTGTGCATTCCTTGGTATTGAAAAGTCTCTCGTTCAAGGCATGACTAACAAAATTAAAGATATCTACATTCTTCGGCGAACCAAGGATGACTTGGCAAAGATCAATACACGATTGGAACTTCCACCGTGTCACTTTGAGAATGTTGAACTTGAGATGTTCCCCGACGAGAGACAACTCTATGAGTTTGTGTTTAAGGATGCCCAAGATACAATTAAAGACGCATTCAAGCATGCAGTGAGTAACAATGCAAAGAATATGTTGATTTTGGAATGTCTCCTTAGAGCTCGACAGGTGATGATCTGGCCACAAATGTACTTGGATGGGATTGCGAAACAGAATCAGACGCAACCTGAGCAGTGGATTGGCAGATCCAACAAGATGGAGACCCTTTTCAATATGATTAAGGCGCATCCAGATGAAAAGACGCTCATCTTCTGTCAGTTCCGAGGTGAAATGGACTATATTCAAGAAAATATGGAGTGTCCGATATTTAGAATTGATGGATCGGTTCCCAAGGATGAGAGAGACAATCAAGTCACTGCGTTCAAAAAAGCACCACCGGGTGCGGTCTTCATCATTCAAATCAAGTCTGGAGGACAAGGTCTTAACCTTCAAGAAGCGACTCGTGTGTATATCACAGGTCCATCGTGGAACCCCTCAACCGAACTCCAAGCCATTGGTAGAGCGCATCGAACGGGACAAACTAAACCAGTATATGTGAAAAAGTTAATCTACAAAGAGTCGGATACATTCATCTCGGTAGAGGAGGAGATTCTTGCCCTCCAGGGTCACAAATCTATCGTGTGTTCAAAAGTTCTCAATGATGAGAGAATTGAACGACAAATACCAGTCAAGAGAACGTCAGACAAGATTTCGATTTTGGACATCAGGAAAATATTCCGCGCATAAGGTATAAAAAGATGTCAAAGTTAATCGGAAGCCGCGCTGAAGTTTTCCACGGAACAGCTGAAAAGACCTCGGGAGGTCTCCGTGCCAAGGATCTCATGTTGGATGCCAAGGATGGTCAAATCAAGTCAGTCGCTGCCCACCAAGCCGCCCTTGACCGTATGAAGAAGGAGGGTAAGAAGCACTTGACCAAGGTCTTCAAGCCAAAGGCTGGTAAATTTGCGCTCCAGCCCAAGGAAGGCACTGCCGCTTACAAGAAGAAGATGAAGAAGATGGCGTAAAAATTTGTGAGTATATAACAAGAATGACTCTCGCTAAATGGAATGAGTCTGTTAAGTTGGCTAAGATCAAGTTAGGTTTGGACCCTAAGCAATTTACCAAGATTCAGGGAAAATTGCTTAAGGAGGCACAAATCATATATCACCTTCTTTTATTGAATAAAAATAAAAATACTTAGATTTGGAATTGAAATCCCTTGAGGTTTTGTGGTTCATATACAACCAACTGATGAAGTTTCCAAGTACAACCGAACTTTCTGTTCAAGAAATACACGCTATTGAGTTCAACGATAGCGTGACCACTATTTCTTGCATAGAGACCATTTGAAACCTCCGTCTTGATTGGATTTTTATCTGCGTCGTATACAGCCGCTTTGATCATACTATTGTGATCAATATCAACCTTTACACGAAATTTGGGTTCGCGATCGGGACTTTCCTTGATATTTGAATTGAACATTGACAGGATTTCATCCCTCGTCATCTTCTTTTCAAATATCTTTTCACTTTGTTCAACAACAGCATCAGTGATTTTACTTTCAATTTGTCTCAAAGATTCATAGAACTTTTTAATATAACTCCCCTCTTCATCATGACCCTTGAGAGCCAAATCAATATTGTATTTAGTTGGTCCGACTTCTGGCGTGAAACCCGAGACACCGAAAGGCATGTATAACCGTGGAAATTGGATTCGCATCGGCGTCCCTTCCTTAGTGGACAGTACAATCTTTCGGTTGTTAAACTCGGCAATTTCCAAATTTTCAATAGCGTCGGTGATTTTAGACATTATACTAAACTAACATAATATCAAAACTTTAAGCTGAACATGTATCGCAAATGTCTGGATCGAGTGTAAATTGGATTGGACGAGCTTTCGCCTTACTTCTAAGATAATACATCCCCGTCTTAAGACCGGCTTCCCATCCATAAAAGTGCATTGAAGAGATTTTAGAAACAGTTGGACTTTCCATAAATAAGTTCATGGATTGAGATTGATCAATAAATCTTCCGCGGTCAGCAGCCATATCAATTACAGATTTTTGGCTAATTTCCCAAACAGTTTTATATAATTTCTTAATTTCGGTGGGAATATCGACAATATTTTGTATAGAACCTCCAGCTTTAATCATGAGATTTTTCATATTCATTGACCAAAGACCAATCTTTTTGAGATCTTCAACGAGGTGTTTGTTCACAACCACAAACTCACCTGCCAATGTTCGTCGCAAATAAATATTAGTTGTATATGGTTCAAAACATTCGTTATTACCCAAAATTTGAGCAGTTGATGCAGTTGGCATTGGTGCCATCAAAAGACTGTTACGCAACCCCTTTTCCTTGATTCTAATTTTGAGTGCATCCCAATCATACATACCACTGAAATTTGTTTCACCCTCCCACATATCAAACTGTAAAATGCCTTGTGAAGCTGGAGAACCCTCAAATGTTTCATAAGGACCATGAATTTCAGCCAATTCACAACTTGCTTCTAAAGCAGCATAATACATGGTTTCAAATATAGTGGAATTAATGGTTTTTGAGTCTGTACACTCAAATGGAAGTCCGCATAAAATAAATACATCTGCGAGACCCTGTACACCAAGACCAATTGGTCGGTGTCTCATATTAGACTTGCGGGCGGTCTCAACGGGGTAGAAATTTCTATCAATCACTTTGTTTAAATTTTTAGTCGCAATCTTAGTAATTTCATACAATTTTCGGTAATCAAATGTTTTTGTTTCCTTGTTTACAAACTTGGGGAGAGCAATTGAAGCCAAATTACATACAGCAGTTTCATCTTTGTCTGTATATTCAATAATTTCGGTACAAAGATTTGAACTCTTAATAACACCCAAATTCTTTTGGTTACTTTTCTTATTGCATGCATCCTTGTAGAGCATATATGGTGTACCCGTTTCAGTTTGAGACTTGATTATCGCCTTCCACACATCGATGGCTGGAATAGTGGCATTGGCAATCCCTTCTTCTTCATACTTTGTATAGAGAGCTTCAAAATCTTCACCAACAACATCTGAAAGACCTGGTGCCTTGTCTGGGCAGAAAAGAGACCAATTACCACCCTCCTTTACTCGCTTCATGAAAAGGTCTGGAATCCAGAGAGCAGAAAAGAGATCGCGGCATCTCGCCTCCTCATCCCCTTGGTTGAGACGCAACTCCAAGAAATCCATAATATCCGCATGCCATGGTTCCAAGTAGACTGCAATAGATCCTTTACGGCGCCCAGCTTGATTTACATAGCGTGCTGTGGAATTGAATACACGAAGCATGGGAATGATACCATCAGATTGACCATTTGTTCCTCTAATACGAGATTTATTGGAACGTACGTCATGGATATGCATGCCTATACCACCAGCCCATTTGGAAATTTGTGCACACTCGGTGAGAGTGCCATAAATTCCATTGATAGAGTCTTCCTTATTTGCAATGAGAAAGCAACTAGACATTTGAGGTCTTGGTGTACCCGCATTGAAAAGTGTTGGGGTTGCATGAATAAACATACCCCGACTCATATTGTCATACGTTTCTAAAATGGATGGAATATCATTTCCATGAATACCAATGGCGACCCTCATAAACATATATTGGGGTGTTTCCATCAATACACCATCAAGTCGTTGGAGATAGGACTTTTCAAGGGTCTTGAGACCAAAATACCCAAAATCAAAATCTCGATCATTTTTTATATCATCTTTGACTTGTGCAGCAATCTCACTAACTTCATTAGTGACAATTCCAGCCTTCGCCAACTTTTTCATCGCAATGTGAAAATTATTGGGACAAACCTTCTGAATATTACTGGCAACGATTCGGGTTGCAAGTATTTCATAGTCCGGATCTACAGTGATGAGACCAATACAGATTTCAGCTGAAAGGGTGTCAATTTCGTGTGTTTTAATTTCGTCGTGCATAGATGAAAAAACCTTCTGAGCAACTAAGCTAGAATCACACTTTTCTGAGAGTCCATATGTTAAATTCTTGATCCTATTGGTGACATTATCAAACTTCATATCCTCAATACGACCTGAGCGTTTAATGACTCTCATTTGTTTTACTAATTACTAAACGTGATTTATTTTTAACTTACTTGCGGCACTTCTCAAGATCAGCACTTCTAACTTTAACTGGTCCAGCAACTTCCATCTTTCTATTGGACTGAAGAAGATAACTATTTACAAAGAATGGTCCCTGTTCACCGGCTGGAGTAACTGGAGCGTAAGATCCAACAAAGCAGGCTGGGGGTTGGCATGGATTTTTTTCAATATTGTCAGGTTTAGCTGAAAATGTTTCATCAAAATCAGCGAGGTTCAACATTTAGTATTTACAGAGTTTTTTTTCGGGGGTTATATTAAATGTGTGATAATCTTCACCTCGATTCCCTCAAGCAGTGCGAGACTCCACTCAACACCCTGTTCTTTTCTGAGTTCAACCAAAATTTAGTTCAGCGTGGAATTCGTCAGGCGTTTAAGAATAAGTCGGGTATTTCGATTGATTACCAAAACAAGGACGACCTTTACAGTATCATGCGTGTCGTGTTTATTAATAACGCAGGTGACCATCATACTCGCATCAAAGAACAGGTTCAAAATATGAATGTACGTGTCATTGATACAGCCATTTCGCAGATCCAAACTGGTGTTGCGCAATACATGGCTTACATAAAGGACATTGATACAATAAGCACCCCAATTGATTTACCAAAGAATACAAGTACTTATGGTAATAAGATTGGTAAAAATAACAAGATCGGTATCAATTAAAGTTTTGGTGCGTTAACTTTATAAGATGAGCTTGAATTATTACAAGACTGAAACTGAAAAAGTATGTAAATCGAAGGGTTGGGATAGAGCTGCTGTGGATACAGTATGGCTTCTGTTAACAGAAGAATTTGGTGAACTTGCATCAGCTATACGTCAATACAAAAAGACTTACAAAAAAACAGGTTTGAAGAAAGAAAGAGGTACAGATGTTATGATGGAAATGGGGGATGTTTTCAGTTATCTTTTTCAATTAGCACATATGTTAGACGTAGATCTTGATAAAATGTGGGAAGAACATAAATCAAAAATGAAGACAAAGAAATATAATCTAAAGTAAAAGTAACTATGAGTGAGTTTATGCTCAATGATGAAGATGCCATTAATGATATCAATCCATTTGTCTCCCACGAATTCTCGCTTCCAGGGGGTGTGAGACAGACAGGTGATTTTGCTGATTTCTCAGAGTTACGTGAAGAACCTGGATTTTCTCAACCAGAAAAGAGTGTATTCTGCGACTATGCTTTATGTGAAAAGGGTACTACATGTTCTTTATCTAGAGAGATTCACCCACGTAGAAATATAGATCCAGGATTTACACAAGAGAAAAATAAGTTAGTTCGAGCTGTTGAAGTTGTTAAGGTTGGTGTATCTAATAATCCTGAATTGTCAATCATCGGTGCCTCAATCCTCGTGGGTACAATTGCAATTATTGTATATTACTCACGACGTTAAAAAAGTACTCAAGTCTTGATATATTATACGTCCTTTCAATTAAATCAGGGAGTGTATCATAACAAAACTTTTTAATGAATTCTTTCTGCCAAACACTTTTAATATTAATTCTGGGTGGTTGGAATGTGGAATCCAAAATCTTTGCCGTATAAGCAATTCGCACATAATTGTCACTTGATTCTAGCGCTTCCTCAAGTGCCAATTCTGCCATTTTTTGTCTAACCTCGAACGTCTTATCAACCATTGTATCCAAAAAATTCACATATGAAATGGCGTGTTTTTTGGCTTTAAATTCAATCCAGTCGGCAAGTGGTTCTGTGATAAGATGATCTACAAATAGTTGATACCCTTTACCTTCTACAAATTTCTCATATTCAATTTGAATATATTGAAGTTCATCTTCGACGTGATATGTAGAGGTAGCCTTCCGAAGAAAGGCGGGCATTCTGACTTAGACTTGTGGCTTTTCTCTAAGTAGATACCTAAGTCAGATATGGGACCTTAAAACTCACATAAAGACTGAGTGAGCTATATAAAAGACTGATAAAGAATGTATTCGGCTATTGCTAATAATAGCTTTTCCTATCTACTCACTCTTGATGATTTTAGAAAGGAGTTTCCAGATGAAACGAGACCATCGTGGATAAAGATTACAACTATTACAATGGTTTCGAGTTTTGTACAAAATATTAACATAAAAAGACTTCGAACCGTATTTGAAAAGTTAGAATCTTTCAAGCTAAAACGAACTAATACGGGTGGTAATAGTGCTTTTAATTGGAGATTGAAACCTACAACTTTTTACAATCAAGTGACTCTTACATATCACGATAATTATAGTACAAAATCTGTGAAAGTATTTCCAAATGGTTCTATTCAAGTTGCTGGTTGTTGTGATCTTTTTGACTGTAAACGCATCATTACTCAATTGACTTATATTTTTGAAAATTTCTTGGGTATGGAGATTCAAATGCCAGTGGATTCTTTCAGAGTTGTTATGATTAACTCAAACTTTAGTTTGAATTACAATATTAACCTGATGAGAGTCGCCAGACATTTTGAAAATCACTCTGATATTTTCAAGGTATCTTTTGAGCCAGACAGATATTCGGCAGTAAAAATCAAGTTTAAACCCGCCCAGGACATGAAAGAAATTACTACAAGTATATTTTCAACTGGTAAAATTATTATTACTGGTGCTGAGACTCTCAAAGAAATTGCATTTGCATACAATATTATAAATCAACATATCAATGATGACAAAGAAATTCGTGTATCACCAACTGAAGATAAGGACGTCTTCGACACATTTCTTGGACACAAATGTGAACCCATGATAAAACATTTGAGAGATAAAGGATTTTCTTCATGGATTCAGACAATTACTAACAGGCAAATTAATTTCTGATTTAATAGTAACAAAATGTCTCAACGACTTGGAATGGCCGATGGTAGATGCTTCACCATACACTCTTCAGCACAGTTGACAAATAGCTATCTTATGAAAGAAAATAAGATTAACGCGGTTGATAATTATTCCTATAGAAAACTTCTCCAGAAAGGCGGACCGGAACTCCTTAGTACCCTTCAAAAACGTGATAAGTGCGATAGTTGTGACAAGCTCACTGACATGTCCAAGATCTATTAGGTGAGATAAATTGTAATAAAAACTTTAAAACCGTACTCTAGAATGTCACAATGTGCCATATGTCTCAGCGAGGTAAGGTCCACACGGACTAACCCCCCAATCCGGTGTGGACATACGTTTCATTCCCATTGCCTAGAGAAATGGAAAGGTAAAGGTAAGAATACTTGTCCCCTATGTAGAAAGTTATTTGATGTTTCAAAATTTAAGGTTGTAGTTACAATACAAAACAACTACACAGCAGGTTCAAACTCTGTGTCGTTGGGGAGTGAATCCGTTTTTAATGTAATGGATCTCTTTGATATAACATTTGACGTCGAAAATGATTTAGATTTAGACAGTCTTCTGGCGGACCTTGGGGTGAGTTTGTCCGACTTTGATTCCCTTATCCTTGACGCAGAATGAACTACAATACGTTTCATAGTTTAGACCTGGGTAATCCCTACTAGCTTTTCGGGGATCTGTAATAGCCTTTCCCTTTGCATCAGTCAGAAGTGGTCCAGTAGCCCACCCACGCTTGTGACTGAATACATTGGCTTTAAATACAATTTTCTTATTTGGTGCAAACTTACCAGCCTTTTGTATTCTAGATAAAGGAACTTTAAAAAATTTAGCTACGGAAGCTTGTGTGTCAGTTGGCTTGATACGATACTCGACGACGCCGTGTTGGACATAAAAGTGAAAATCTCCTTGACGAATATAGTTTGTTGGTCTTCCAGGGCATACAAACATCATCACCTTGTAGTATCCCTTTTTACATTTTTCATTAGCCTTAACTTGATAAATCTTTGTTGGATTATCTGAAATAACGCGCCTAGGGAGATCCTTGCAGTGGGTATAATTGTGTGGGAGATTTGAAAGACCTGAACGATCACCTGGAATAGATTTTTGCCATCTGTAAGCTTCATAATCCCCGACAGCATATGCATAACAATTGTTATTTCCTATACCAGTACTGGTACCCCATCGCTTATTAGTAAATTTTCTTTCAGAACCACTGAGAGGTAGCTCTCTCATTTGTAATTCAGCCAGAAAAAAATATTGATAATAAGTAAAATGATCAAAGAAGTTGCCAAGTCTCAAACGAAGTCTGATATGCTCACCGAGCTCCTCATCTTTATTCTCAATATTCTTATTGCGACTTTCGTACTTCGATTCGCATGGAATCGTTCTCTTGTGCGACACATTACTGTGCTCAAGCCACTTGAAACAATGCTTGATGCTTTTATCCTTGCATTGTCTTTGAATGTTGTCCGAGGACTTTAAATTTCTTCGTAACCAACTGTCTTTTCTCCATTGGGGTGAATCATGGTTGGGAAGGCTTCCATACCTGAACAACCTTCTTTTTCACAATCAATAAACTTGAAAGGCTTACCAACTTTTTTCATATAATCTAACTGCTTACGAGTCCATCCACAACCCATGGTTCCGTAAATAGTCCACTGTTCTCCATTTGAAACTGACGCGCTCACCGTAACATCAAGACGTCGCTTTCCAGTTTGGCTGAGGATCAAAAGATCAACGAGTACGAGGAGAGCGAGAAGCCACATAGTTTTATAGTATACCCTCACATATTTTTTATAAACTTACACATTTGGTCTTTGGTTAATTGTGGATCCAACTTGAACAACTTCACAAGTTCATCCTTTTTGTAGAGTCTACATTTACGTGTATCAATCTTGAGATCACCATTCTTGTTAATGAAAACCTTTGGTCCCTTGGGTTTTGGTTGAAGTCTCTTTTCAATTTCACGAACTTGATTCATGACCGATGGATCTCTACCGCGAATTGGTGCTCTCTTAATTGGTTGTGCTTTCTTTTCTGCTTCTTTTTGGAGAACAGCTCTTGCCCGTCTAATTGCCGACGATGTACCAACCTTCTTTGGTTCTTCCATCTTTTTTACCGTCGCGGGTCTCTTTGGTATGATCTTTGAAAGAAAGCCAGCCTTCTTTTCTTGAAGAAATGGGTGGTTCAATATATCATTGTACGTGGGAAGTCCCTCGTGTTTCATAACACGAAGACGCATATCCTTGATAACCTTAGTATTCACACCAAGATAGTCTTTTGGAAATAAGTCTTGTACAAACTTTTTGACTGTATTATTTTTTGAATATTTATGAATTATATTGAGGAAGTAGTGCGCATCGTACATTTGGTGTGATTTTAAAGAAATACCAGCCATATTGGCAGACTCCTTGTCAATCTCTGGATTTCTAACACCCTCGATTGTCGCTAAACCGAAGTCAATTATTATTGGGGTATCATCCTTCAATATGAGAATGTTGTTCCAGTGAAGATCGTGGTGTCTAAACTTTGGATACCTTTCGTGAATCTTCTTGAGATTTCCAATGACTTGTGAAATCACACGACGATACGCTGGTATCGTTTGTCCAGATCCAATCCACTGTTCAAGAGAGATACCATTGATGTATTCAAAGTACAATATATCTCTATTATCACACGTCTTGAAATGATACATACGGGGAACACCCATACCTTTCAACTTTTGCGCGATTCGGTATTCCATTCGGGCACTGGGTTCATTGGTAAATTTTATGGCAACTTTTGTATTACATTTATCATCTAAACAACCATAATATACCGCACCGTACACACCTTTACCAATTTGATAAAGTCCTCCCTTTTGAATCTGACTTATTCTATTCAAGCGAGGTGCGTACAATTGAGACTTTGGGTCACACCCCTTAGCCCCTCTCAATAATTTTTTGAGTTCTTCACCGACCGCATTCTTCTGGGCATCGGTCTTGGCGTTATTGGCAATATGGACGAGGTCTGCGAGTTTAACCATACTTATTATACACTAAGAAAAACTTTCATCATACCATTTCAAAAGCGACAAGGGCCAATCTTTTTCGTCTCCATATTGGGCACACAATTCGCCGCGAATATTCTCTTTATGCTGATATCCCGTGATATAGTGAAGAATATCCAAGTTTTGGGTACTAATGGCACCAAGCATTGCTGCCCATGAATAGAGTTCCATAATTTCTTCGTACTTATCAAGTCTAAACGCAGTTGAACAGGTCTCCATGAAGACTTCAAACATTTCAGTGGCTGTGTCCTTATCTTTATGACATGCAATCCAATATGTCATATATTGTTCGGGTTCGGTGCTACAGTCAATGAGTCTATTATCGATTTCATACAAGATTTGATGTTCATTATATCGAAGAGCCTCGGTATTACCGTATCGAATGGCTCTAGCAACTTCCATTTTGATTTTGGTTTTAGTGTACTACAAAACCACTTAGGTGACTATAAAGTTTTCGTTGTACCACTTTTTAACTTCCGGGGTGTCAACATCTTGAAGTAATCGTTCTAAATATATCTCATCTACATGAGCCATCGCGTGTTCGAGAAGTTTTATGTTTTGACTCATTGTAGCACCAACCATCATTGAATATCCCACAACTCTCATGATTTCATACCAGTGATATGGGGATCCACGCATACACATTTTCTTCAAAATCTGAAACATAATTCGACCATTTGCATGATTTGGAGACTTGGCAATCCAATATATTAAATGTGATTCTGGATCGTCATCCTCTTGTTGCACTTCATATTCAACGCATTCTACAATATCATCTTCTCTCCCCTGAAAAGAGTCTACATCCCCCAACTCTATGAGAGTTCTGAGTTCCCTCTTTGATTTGTTAAAACTCATTCTATTTATAAAATCGAGGAAACCAAAATTACTTAGGTTAATGAATGAAAGCATCCTAACTTTTCATGAGAATTTTTATGATTCTCATCAAGAGTGTCAATTGAAAATGGGGAACTAGTGGAATCGAACCACCAGACCAAGTTCCCATATTGTAATGCTTTTATTGGTATTAAACCGCTTATTCTTCATCTACTTCTTCGTCTTCCTCGATATCATCATCAATCTCACCATCTTCCGGGAAATCAAGACCTTGGAAGGCAAATGATGGAAGCTTGGTGGATTGCTCAAGCAGAGTTTGTTGGAGACGGATCGTCACACCAAACTTGTTGTCAATGAACCAAATGGAACTCACATCAACAATAGCCATAGCCTTTTGACCCTTTTCAATCGAGTCGAGGGAAACTTGTTCCTTTTGCATGTTGTATGCTTCTGGAACAAACGATCCATCGGGCTTTGTGGCAATCTTGAGCTTGAGGGTTGATGGGTATGGCTCCTTGCCTGGACGAACAATTGGCTTGTAGAGCGCTTCACGAAGCACCGCGACATTGAACTCCTTACCGAGCCACTCCTTAGAGTTCTGAGCGACAGTGTTCACGATGAGTTCATCAAGTTCCTTCAACTTGTCGTGAAGTTCCATCGCTTCGGCGTTATCAGAGTCAAAAGAGAGATCAAGGGAGTACGTGGTACGTCCAGTGCCTTCATCAGTAAAGGCGCTCAAACCATATGGAGAACGCATGAATGGAAGTTGAAGGTAGAGTTTTTTGTTGTCGCCACCGTTCAAGTAGACGGTCTTACCGCCATTCTTATTCTTACGGAGTTTTGAGAAGCCCACAGAGGAGGCAGAGAAATCAGAGGATCGTTGGATAGCAAGCGACATTTGTAGAGGGTATTATATATCTACTAGGAGGCTTGACTTTAAGTCATTTTTTTTGTTTACTTACAGTAAATAATCATGGGTCTCTTTAAAGATTGTGGATGTGGATGTAATGGTAGAAAACAACAGGAGAAGTTCATTACTTCCCTTATTTCTGCATTAACATTTTTTATTATTGCTAATCCAGAAACATTCCGTCTCGTTAGACGAGTTCTGGGACCCCGAATTGCCACACCAACTGGCTGTCCATCAACTATTGGTCTTCTCGTACATTCTATTGTTTTCATGCTCATTGTTTGGGGTATGATGAATGTCAAAAAAGATGTAGCTCCTCTTAAAGAAAAAATCGTTGAAGAACGACAGATAGATCCAGATGCTTACATTGTTCCACCAAAGCGCATGATCGATATCATTGCAGAACCAGGTATGCGGGATCCAGAATTTATTGATACAGGTGTTGAACTTGGTGCTCTCGATATAAATAATGAAGATCTTTATTGAATTAAAATAAAAGACCTATCGCTAGTTTGTTCAATTTTTGAGTAATTTAAATTTTTAATTCGATCATATAAATTGTCCACATGTTTATCGGTAATTGTAAAACACTTCTCGATAATCATTTGACCTTGATATTCTACAATCAGTGGTCCGGGTCTGCCAACAACTGATTGTAAAATGTTCGCCATATACATTCTATGTAATTCTAGTCTTTAAAAGTCTTCATCGAAGCCAATCTCCATGGACTCGTCGTCTAACTTCCCATAGTCCCCAACCCGCTTCTCAAAGAAGTTGGTCTTCCCGTCCAAGCTAATGTTCTCCATAAAATCGAATGGATTCTTGGAATTCCAAATTGGAGGCTGTCCAATCTGTTTGAGAAGTCTGTCAGAGACATACTCAATATACTCGGACATCTTCTCGGAGTTCATACCGATGAGGTTACAGGGGAGGGCGTCCAAGATGAAACCTTTCTCAATCTCCACAGCCTCCCTAACAATAGAATGAATAGTCGCAGTCGTTGGTTTATTACGCAACAACTTGAACAACTCCACCGCAAACTCTTGGTGGAGTCCCTCGTCACGTGAGATGAGCTCGTTTGAGAAGCAGAGACCTGGCATGAGCCCCCGCTTCTTGAGCCAATAAATAGCGCAGAAAGACCCAGAGAAGAAGATACCCTCAACACACGCAAACGCGAAGAGGCGTTCAGCAAAGGAACGAGACTTTGTATCAAACCACTTCATAGCCCAATCTGCTTTCTTTTGAATACATGGTACAGTTTGGATAGCATCGAAGAGTTGCTTCTTCTCAGCGCCATCCTTAATATACTTATCAATCAACTTGGAGTAGGTCTCCCCGTGGACCATCTCGTTGTGGCACTGATACGCATAGAAAGATCGCGCTTCACTGATCTGCACCTCATCAGCAAAATTGTTATTGATATTCTCAAAAACAAT